AGCTGAGTCGTTACCCGCCGTGTTCTTTTACCAACGGGTATAGCCAGTTGGCGGCGTCCATGAGCTCGTCGAGCCAGTCCACATAGCACCAAACGTCACCGCCATGGCCGCTGAGGAGACGGCGGTCGTAGCTGGGGGGTCAGGGTTGGAGGCGTTAGTGGGCGTACCGTTTGCGGAAGAGTCAATCGGTGTGGTCGTGTCAGCGCCAGAGAAGCTGGCAATATTCAGCTCGCGGTAGGCTGACGTACCGCCCGTCGTAAAGGCGTAGGAAGGAGCCGAGGCACCACGGACGATATAGCCAATATTGTAATAGAAGTGGGTCGCGCCCCCAGCCGCCGTCAGCCCAGAGAATACCGAAGTCCAGCCCGTAGGCAAAGAAGGTGCCGAACCAGAGGCCGCGGCAACTATGATTTGGGCTACGACGATGTCGTTCTGGGCAGTACCCGTCGGCTCCGTACCCGTCAGGGTGCCTGAACCGGTCGCGTAGCCAGCGTTGGAAGATGTCCTGAATGCTACTGCCATTAGATAGTCACCACTTCCTGGACGTTCTTACCATTCCCGTCCGTGTACTGGTAGCCGAACTTCAGCCAGTTGAGGCGGACGTTCACCATGTCGCCCGTGGCTTCGTCATAGTCGCCAGAGTAGTTCCTGAACCGTATGGGACGGGCGTTATCTGGCAAGCCTGTCCAGTCGACGTCATGCCGCTGGTCATTGTAGAACACGGAAAAGCGCACCATCCTGCCGTGTTCGGCTTCGGGTGCCTTGTCGATAATTGCCCTCAGTATGTTGAACTTGGGGTTATAGGGGCTGATGTCGTTGTGTGTAGTCTCGGAAAGTATAAAGCCGTCTTCATACTCGGCCTCAACCGACGTGTCTAGTGGTAGTTTTCCCATTGGATTGGGGCTCCTATTGGATTAGAAGTTAGTTTCTTAAGACTCGGTCCAGGTCCAGGTAATAGTGCGCGAGGTGATGTCACCAGGGCCGCCAGCATAGCTGGAAGTAGTCTGTAACTGGAGGCGTAACGCGTTGGTGTACATCGTACCTGATGCTGTCGAGCTGGACGTACCAGCCGCATAGCCGAACGTGCTGGATGTAAAGTTAGCGCTTAGGCCAGTGGTGCTCATGGCCGAATCGCCAGACGCGGTTGTAGATGGTGTAGTGCCTGAAGTGACTACGGAACCTACAAAGCTTAATCCTGTGGCAGGCGCGTTGTTGTCTATTTTGACCGTTAGGCCCGACAACGAGTTCCAAGTGCCTGCGAACTTAAGCATCTGGTATTTGGTATAGCTGTTTTCGTTGTTTGTTGAGTTAATCGGATTAGCGGTATATGCGGTAGTACTGTCGTCAATCCTCTTAAGGTTCATCTCTGTGCGGGATGTAGTTTCAGTGGCGGCATTCGTACCGTTACCCTCTGAAAATGTCTGGGTAGATGCCATTACACGACCTCCTTATGCCAGCCTGTTACGTTGCCATCTTCGTCATAGTCCGCGACCACGACCTCGTTTGGCTCGCCAGCTGGGGTTTCTATTACTGTTCCGTCTGGTACGCCTGCTAGTTCCAGCATCGCGTCTTCCTGTGTGTCTGCCATAGTTAACTCCTTGTTAAATAAATGTAAGTGACGCCCTGTTGTCCCAGACATTGTCGAATTGCGCGTTACCATCAGCCCATGTGGTGACCATCACTCCTGCCGTCGTCTTATCAATCTTGCTGATCTGCCAGACTGGGTCGGACGTGAGTGATCCAGGTACGGCTGACCCTATGTATGTGACGTTGGAAGTAGTTAAACTATCTGTCCTGGTTGCCGTGGGCTGTAGGGTTACATAAGCAGATCCGTCTGCACCAATAACAAGCTTGTACATATTCGTGCCGTCTGGTGAACCTGCTATCTGGCTTACAAGCGTGGCAAAGGCAGGGTCATAACTCTGGTTGAGAATGTCCTGCGTGGATTCCTGGTTCTGCTGGCGCTTGACGCCTTTGGATGTGTTTCCTGCCATCTTAAGCTCTCGTATCCTTGAATTCTTCTGGTGTTAGGGTGTTAACGTCTAAGACCTGGGGAAGCTTGGCTTCCTGGAGCCGTTGCATTGCCTGGGAGGCCTTGCTGACCCTCTCGAATGTCTTATGCGGTTTCTCGTTCTCGCTTTTACCTATTTGTTTTAGGATTTCATCTACGATTTCCTGGTAGCTTTCGGGTTTATCCTCTAAACCCCGTTTGCGGGCCTGCTGTTGTACCCAATCGTCCAGTGATTCGATACTTTCCCTCATTTCTGCCGTTTCCGAGTCCCAAAACTGCTTGAGACCGAAGTGCTTTACGGTATATGGCTCATTATTCAGCGATTTGTAGGTAAATAAGCCTGGGATGCCCTTTTCTGTTGGTGATTTTGGTGTTTCTGCCTGTGCGGTAGGCAAACTAGCAAGAGCCGAGTCGGTATTTCCAGTGCTGGCGGTGCGAAACGGCTCACTCATGCTAGTTGTAGGTTATTGAGACTACTGGGACGGTCGTGCCTGAAAGGGCGACGTATAGCCCAGTGCCAAAGTTGGTGCCATCGTCACCGAGCTGGAAGTCGAAACCCCCGTATACGGCGCCCGTAAACTCAGCAATCTTGGTACCTGAAGCGGCGGTGTTGTCATAGACGGTTACAACCGCTGTAGCATCACCTGCTTTGGTAATGTTGATCTGCCCTAGTTCACCTGCACCCGTCTTGACGAGGCCTGAGGCGGTTAAATAAGCGTACTTGGCGGCCATGTTACTGCCCGTTTCCGCTTATCTCGCCACGGTCAACAGTTTCACCGTTCTCGCTCAGTCGGCGGCGGTGGTACTGGTCCTGCTCTTTAACGCGGCGTTCCAGGTCTTCGGCAACTTCTGGGGAGACTTTCACCTTGCCAGAGAAAACCAGGTCCCTGAGTTTGCCGTCAACTTCAACATTGGCGTTCTTGAACGTATAACCGCCAAGGTCAACCTCAACTAGCTTCTCGTGTCGTGTGTCTGCCATGATTACTCCTTTAAATTAGAGGGGGTTTTAACCCAACCCCCAAGGGCTAACTATTAGTAGTTAGAACCGCTTTCAATACGGACCATGAAGTTGTTGTTCAGGATCACGCTCTTGAAACCGACTTTCCAGCCGATTGTGCGGCGCTGGTGCAGTGGGTCAGAAACGCCACCAGGTGACTCAATGTAAGTCTCCAGGTTTTGTAACGTGCTCATTGCGTAAGCGTTGCGGCCTACCAGGTAGCTGGTATGGACGGTAGTGGTAGAAGCGATCGTAGGAATGACGTTAGAACGCATAACTTTGATGCCGAACCATGTACCGATAACAGTACCTTGGTAAAGGTCTTTACGGGCTGGGTCGTACTGGATGGCAGCTTTGAAATCGCTGTCAGCCATCAGGTCCATCTCAACTGAAGGGTCTACGAATAGGACGAAGCTGCCGTCAATAGGACGGGCGCCGTTAACGCGTAGGGTCTTCAAAGCCTTGCGGAGCTCTACGGTAGTAACTACGTCAGTAGCGGTAACGGATGTGCGGTTTGCGCGGCCGTTAGCGTACTGGACAGTCGTACCAGCTACGAGGACAGTGTTGATCTGGGTTTCGATGGTCTCATTGGCTTGTTCGCCCAGGAGCATTTCAAGCTCGCCGACTACAGGGTGCTTAACTGTAAGCTCTGCAAGGTCGGTTAGGGTTACGAACGCGCCCCACTGGTCAACGACTGCGGTTACGGCAGAGTTAGAGACAGTGGTGTCAGTAGGCGTAGTGCCTTCTGTTAGTACGGCGCCTGGGACTGATAGGCGGCTGTACTGGGTAAAGCTGATAGTCTTAGAACTATTGCTTGGGATGTTTTCCTTGTATGCAGCAGTCTGCAAAACCTGGTCTTTAGCGTTAATGTCAAGAAGACGCTTACTAAAGTAAGTTTGCAGATCAGCGGACAAGGTAGAAGTAGTGGTATTGGCCATTACTTTTGTTCCTTTGCTGTTAGCAGAAGGAAGCTTTTAGGTGCGTGAGGCTTCTTCTATTTGTTAGAATTTGTGGCCAGCTAGCCGTTCCTTCATCTCTTCTAGCGATTCTTCGCCGGAGCCCGTGATCTCCCCGCTGGGAGGTAGGACAGCACTATCGGCGGCTGCTTGGAGGTTCTGTTGGGCGTTGACCTGTGCATCTGTGCTAGCGCTTTCTAATTCCTCGAGGTACTCCTTGGCAAAATCAATCAGGCGGAAGTTGGGGTCGAAATCAGGATTTAACCTGCCGTTCTTTTCGATAGGGTTGGCCTTCTCGTAAAGGTTGGCAATCTTTTCCTCTAACCTCACAGCTTTATCACCGTTTACCTCAGGGTTAAGCAGCGGGTTCTTGCGAAGTTCTGCAGTGTCCTCGGTAACCGAGTTGATATAGTTGTTAACCGTCTGGTTGGCCTGGAGCTGGGCTACAAGCTGCGTAGTATTGGCAGCTGATATAGCCTGGGCCTTCTGGTTCATGAGCTGGTCGAGCTCCTGGGCGTCATATTCCCTGCCTTCTTCGACCTTGGGGATCTCGGTAGGTAGGTACTGTGCCGCCTGGGGCTGCGTCTGCTTTGATACTTCACTTAATTTCTTAGTGAACTGGTCAAAGCGCCGCTCAATACGTGGTATGCGCTTTACTTCTCTCTGCTCTTGGGGTTCAGTAGGGCTCTCTGATGGCTCACCCTGGGTCTCTACTTCCGTAGTTTCAGTGGCTGCCTGTTCAGGCTGTTCTACTTCCTCTGCCGAGGTTTGATCCGTAAGTGTTGGTTCTTCCGTGGGCGTGGAAAGGTTGTTATCTTCTACAACCTGCTGCGTGTCTTCTTGCACGTTAATCTCCCTTTAGCTTTCGCTAGTTATTTGCAGACCAGTTAAGGATTGGTCGTCCACTCCCCTGTGGTGCGCAGGTTGCCACCGTCATTGCACCTTGACGGCAGCAATCCGATCACCACACCTTCTTCACGATAGGCTTTCCTTTCGCGTCATTACCGAAGTACATGTAACCTGGCTGCATGTTGATGGCGTGTTCGTGGGCGCATGACTGGCAGATAAGGTGGAAGCCCATCTGTACCCATGAATGGCCTGCAAGACCCATGCCCTCGATCGTGCTAAGGTCGAACTCAATATGCCCGCCGTTGTCAGGTTCTTCATTTTTCATGTGCCTTCACCGTTTCAGTTACGATGTCTACCGTATTCTTAAGGTCATCAGCCGTCATGATTGCCACGCGGACAAGCTCGCCTAGTTCAGCATTGGTAGTCTTACCGTCATAGACGACTTCACGTATACGGGCAACGATTGATCCAGGGTCCGACTTCTTACTTAGCAGTTCCAGTACCTTCTCCCAGGCAGGGGTAACAACAACCCTGGTTATTTCCTGTTCCTCGGCCTTGGCCGTCTCGGTCTTTTCCTTAAGGTCTTCAAGCAGCTCACCTAGTGGCTGTGGCCTTAATAGGCTGTCGTCCATTACTGGGCACCTCCTGTTAGCTGGTTAACGAAGCCTGCGGGGTCTTGCACAAGAGCCTGGGTTATCGGGTGTAGCTCTGTTGCTTGTTCCTGCGGCTGGGCTTCTTGTGCCATTGCTGCCTGGCCGTCTTGCGCGCCTTGTATGGCCATCTGGTTCTGCTCAGCCTGGATTTCCTCGTCAGACTTCTTATGGATAATTTCTTCCTGGTCTTTGGTACCCGAAGAAGCTATGTAGTTCTTAAGCAGGGCGCCCGCGCTGAATGCGTATCCCTCGGCTTCAGCCATCTGGATCAGGGTAGGTGAGCCATTAAGGGTGCTTATGATCTCGGTAAGCCTCTGGTGCTCTGTAGCGTCATCTGCTTCAACTGAAGTGCCCGGGTCCACCTCGTACAGGTACTTGCCAGACTTAAGAGGGCCGAGGTTGATTTCAACCGTATTGCCGTTGATCTTGATGAGCTTGGCCACATCAGCGTCCTTGGACAGCTTGGCTATCTGGTCCTTGCCTAGGTTTATCTGGACGGGCTTGGTAGCGCAGTTGAGTTTTACCTCCAGTAGTCCTGTTGCCAGTTCACCATAGAAGTCATCAAACATGCGGATATTAAGGTTATCCCTGGCGTTCTGTTTGGCTGACTGCTGTTGGATGGCCTGGGGGGTCTTACCGAATACAGGGTTATCGGCGGTCTTTGAGTTCTGTTGGGTATCGGTGGTACCGTTCTGGTTAAGCAGGATCGAGCGCAGGCTGGAAATGCTTGACTGGAAGTATTCCGAAGAAAGGTTACCAGTGGTGAATGCCTGTACAGCGTTCAGGTCATCCATGCGCCAGTTAGCACCTGGCTTCATCTCCAGGGTAGACGAGATGGTAGCGCCCGTCTTGGTCTTGATGATCGGGAAGGTGTTCAGTAGGGCGTTCTGGTAGCCCAGGTTAGCGAATGAGTCCAGGGTCTTCTGGATAGGCTTGCCCCTGTCCATGTCTGACAAGCCGATAGCCTCATGCAATAGTGGCAGCGGGGTGTATTCAACGATAGGGATCTTGCAGTTCTTGTGCTGGTTGGGGGCGTTCCTGAGGATAATGTCGTCATAGTCGGGAGCGTAGGTGATCCAGAGGCCGCTGTCGCCTACCTGGTACTCAGTCCTGATCGTGATAGGGGCATAGTCCCCCTTACCCGCTATCTGTGACTGGTCGTAGTGCTGGCGGTTGCCGTAAGAATCCTTGTTCAGGTCGTTGGCGTTCTTTTTAACTGTACCTTCACTGGCCTTGTCTATAAGTTTCTGGACGGCTTCCCTGTCCCACGAAGTTGAATCATTCTTGAGGATGGACTTGAGCTGGCCGACCGTGACAGTTGTCTCTACCTGCGCCCACTGCCTGTCATGGATGGTAGGCTTGCCTGGCTGCGGGTAGTAGAGCTGCGGCTTGATAATCCACCAGTCAGCGTAGGCGTTCTTCTCGGTGACGTTCAGGCCGTACATAACGGCAACGGTACCGTAGAGGCCGCCTGCCTGGTGTACCTGGTACAGCTTGGACTGGAAAGTACCGTTTGCCTTGACGTTAGGTACGATGTCGTGGGTGTAGATAAGATCTGCTACGGTAGAAGCAGCCGAGGTGGTTGAACCTAGTTCTTTGACGCGTCCTGTCTGGATCTGCGAGGTGTTACGGGCAGACCGTTCAATGATAAGGGTAGGTAATGAGCCATCGGTAATTAAGCCGTTGTCGGTGGCTGAATCGGCGCGTTCGCCAGTAAAGAGTTTCTCGTTCTCTTCCCAGCCGTCACGTTTCTTCTGGAAATAAGCGTTTGACTGGACGTACCTGGCATTTAGGTCAGTCCAAAGTTCGTGCGGGTTGTCTTTAGGTAAGTTGCGTTTAGGGGAGGTTTTTGCTGCCACCGTAGGGGTCTCCGTATTGTTTTACGGATTCTCCTGGTGATGCAGGTCAAATCGGGTTAATTATAACACAAGGGGGATGAATTTACTATCTAGCGTCCGTCTGGGTACTTGAAGGCTATCCTGTCAGTCGGCTGTACGGTAATCTGCGAGGCAATACCGTTCATGGGGTGGATTGTTATGGCTATGGCACCACCTGACTTCTTGTTCTTCTCGATGTCCCTGATGACGTTAGCTATGGCACCCAGGGCTGACTCGTTGTCCTTGAACTTGCCTATGGACTTAACGTAGGTAGCATGGGCGGAGCGTTCCCTGCCCTGGTCTTTGGATACGGTGATGAATACCTTGCCAAACGGTATGCCATCCGCTATCTGGTGGTATTCGTCTAAGAAGTTGTCAGCGTTTTCCACTTTAAAATCCTTTCGGTAAAACTACTTCTATGTTCTGGTTAAGGTCAACTGGGTTCTCTGTCTGGTACAGCTGCCATGCGCCAGCACAACTTATCACCTCATCGTCGTGGGTATTAGCATCTGCTTCTGGCTTACCATTCTTGCTAACTATAAAGGTCTGATGTTCATTCAAAGTTTCCTCACTATAAATCGTTAAAAGTTTCCCGTTGTAGGCGGTAAGGTATTCACCAAGAAGCTTGGGCCGTGTGGCTGCATTGGTTTCATACCCTAAAATCTCTGTCTCAATTTGACCATCTTCGGTACCTACTTTTTTCATTGAATATATGCGGTACTTCTTCTGCTTGTTCTGGACCATTAGGTTGTGCATCTCACTAGCCCCACCGTTATTGCGCTCAAGCGCTACTATTGGAGCTACCCCCGTACGATCATATATCCATTCAAGTGCCTGGATTAAGAAAGGGGTCATGCTTGCGGCTACGCCCTGCATCTTAAGTTTAAGAGGGATGTCGATCTGGGACTTGCTCAGGAACTGGACACAGTTATTGTCTTCACCACCTTGGGCGCAGTCACCAAACACTACAAAGAACTCCCCCTTTTGTATTTCCCTAAAGAGCTGAAACATATAGCACCTCTTTTAGTGGGGGTTTAACTAATGATTGGTAATACATCAATGCGTCATCACTGAAGAACTTTGAGCCGCCAGCAATAAACGCCTCATAATCATAAGTTGGGTACTCCCGTAATTCTATTTGGTCTGTTAGCCTGTCTGTTTTCTCCCAGTGCCAGTAACATTGGTTAATGTCAGCTAGGTTTTTCTCAATAAGTGGTTCGTAGTATTCGGGTACTTCCCAGTCTAAGGGTGCTGGCTGCGTGTAGTCTTTGTACAGATACCAGGCAAGGAAGCGCGATTTGAATGAGCCCCTGCCCTTCTTGCCCTTGTAGTACTCGGCTGCGAAATAGTCGGCTTTGCTCCTGCCTGTAGACTCCCTGAATATCTTCCCGTAGTTATCAGGGACTTGCTTTTCTGCTCCTGTCATTAGATCTTTGGCATTCAATATCTGAGTGTTTGGGTAGAAGGCTGGCTCAGTCCAGTGGATGTTCTGTTTAGTACCACCACGGCCAGATACCTTTGCATTAGCTGTCTGTGCGTGATACTGAGCGCCACGATTCTTAGTTTTCAAGTGGCCACCATTGTCTATTTCAAAGAAGTGTTTGCGCAACCGGTCTATTTCGGCACGTTCTTCCATGTCTTCGATTGTCCCACCTTCGTTATTAACCAAATAGGAATTGATGAACAGGTTAAATCTAGCTATATGCGCCTCTGTCTCTTTGTCTTTGTGGGCATAAACGTCAGCATCAATGATAGGGAGTTCACCAAGTTCTGACATTATTGTGTCTGTTGCTAGAATGCCTGTAATAACTGAACTTATACCAAACTGCCTACCCTTTAAGTCGTTTTCTCTGATTCCTTGCAGTTCAGGGCCATATTCTTCAAGCAACCAGTCATACCAGAGGTTCTGCACTTCATTGAATCTGAACGGAACTAGAATACCCTGTTTATTCTTAATGAAGAACGTGTCCTGTATAAAACTGCGGTAATCAATCCTCGGCATCTATATACTTTCGGGGTTTTACTTTATTGCCAAAGTTAAAGTTGTTTACTGTTGTGCCACCTTGTGGCTGCTGATTAAGGCCCATAAAGTTTGCTGCCATCTTAGCTGCACTCAAGCGGATTGAATGGTCAGGTTGGACATCCGCGAACGCATCTTCGTCTTTGCCTATTATTACTACTTTCTCCGCCTTCATGGCATCGGCTACCACGTCTACCACGCTGCTTGGTGTCAGGCCTTTCTCTTCCAAGGCTTGCTGCAAGGCTTCCTGGACGTGGGGTTTCCTCAGTGTTACAGATGCTAGCGCTCCTGCCGTGTTGATGTTCTTAACGTCATACGCTTCGGAGGCGGCCTGTCGCTTGGTCTTGCCTTCGGCTATGCCTTTGACGAGCTTGGCTTCTTTAACTGTCAGCTGCTGGGGCTTCTTCTTGTCCACCATTTTCTGCCTCTGCTATACGGTCATAGTTACCAAATAATACTAAGTTAGCGAAGTGTCCTAACTGCTGCTGGCCTAGGAAGTTCGAGACTTCTTCTTTACTGTCTGATGACTCAACGATATTCATAGCCGCGACTACGTTGGAAGCGTCTTCACCATTCTCTTCCTTGCCACGCTTAACGTTGTCCAAGTCCCTAAGTAGAGCTTTCTGCCAAGTGATCATGACTTTACCTCGATCTTATATTCCATATACCAGCACCAGAAGGAGTTTATGTCGATACCGTAATACCTATTTACGTCTAACGAGTTAGCCAGTCCCGAGTATGGTTCTTCAGAAGCTAGTCTTTCGATAGCCTCAAGACGTCTCTTACGCTCAACCTCCTTATCCTTTGATTGTTTCTCTTTTAGGAACGTAAGAAACTCTACCCAATGCTTCTCAACTATATCCTTGCGAGTTACTAAACTTGATATTCCTTCTTCCATTTCTATTCCTCCATTCCTGAGTTCTTTAATAATTCACCGACTATCTTCTTGTCCTGTTCAAACTCGTCTGCTTCCAGGAAGGCTTTTCTGAACTCTTCCTTCTGCTTCTGGGCCTGGACGATCTTGGTGTACATGATCTGTGCCGTCTTGGTAAGGAACTGCTCTAGTAGGACGAAGTCGTACTGCTGGGAGTAGCCTTCTAGTTCCTTGAGTTCAAGCGTGTACTTGTCTACTACGAGCTTCAGCTTGTTATCCTTGCGGGTAATCTTTATTGGTATTTGTGGTATTTCTGGTTCGGCCATTACATCTCCCTCAAGATTATTGCCAGTTTGGCTTCTTTAAGCTTCTTGTCCATGCCTGACTGGGTTAACATGTCGGCTAGTTCTTGTATAAGCTCCGATTTAGGCATTATCTAACGCCTCCTTTATAGCTGGGATGTTCAATCCCCTTATTACACGGTCACCTATAACGGTAGTAGGGATGTACAGGTCTCCGCACAGTTCCAGTAACTGGGTAGTGTAGGGTTCTTCATCCCTGTTCAATACCTCGTACTCTATTCCTTGGCGGTCGAAGTAGGCTTTTAATGTGATGCAAGGGCCGCAGGTAGGGGATGAGTAGATAGTTATCACTTCAGCCTCTTAATTCTTGACCACAGCAATCTAGGCCAAAGTCTCTTGGGCGCTGGGAATGACAATATATTCATGACTTGTGGCTGTGTACCGACTACACGGTAGCCTTCTGTTTTAACGTAGTTGTGGTCTGGGCTCATTTTGGTCATATTAGAATTACTCATAAGAAACTAGCCCCATTACCCTTAGCTGAAGTATCTTTGGCTTCTTTGGCTTCTATTGCGTCTATGGCGGACTGGGCGTAGTTAAAGGTGTCTACGGCCTCGTCACGTATGTTATACAGCTGGGTTAGTACGTCGAGTTCACTTAATAATCCAGGGTGTTCCCTGGTGCCTTGCTCATACTTGACTGAGTTGTAGTTAACGAATGCCGTATTAAGCCTGGCAAGATGGTCCTCCTGCTCCTCACTCATGGCCTGCGTAGGATGGGGATCGGCTTTAATAGCCTCGTAAGCCTGCCTCAACCTGTCTACCTGGTATGAGTTGAATCCTGGGAACATAGCTGCCAGGGGTTCGTGTTTTGGAGTGTTTGTTTGACTAGAGTGCGAGTTTCCAGCCACGATACCACCTATATTAAAGTGAGGTGATTATACTCTTATAAGCTTAAGAAGAAAATTGCTTGTACTTCATAAAAAGGAAAAGGACGGCTCGCACCCCGTCCCCTTCCACCTATACGGTAAACCACAGCGGGTGGTCCATGGATATGTCCCTGGCCCGTCTAGCCTGCCTTTTGGTCATACGTGTCATAGATATACCTCCCATAAACACGCCCAGTCTCCTGGATGACTACACTATATGTGGGGTGTGGATAACGTACAGTTAGATATTTAACTAATGCGCGGTTAACACTTGTGTGACTATCTGGGCTATTCCTACCACTATACCGATCACTATGGCCGTTATAGCTATTTTAGTGGCTTTTGCTGAGCCTTCCCTGGTTTCCTTGAGGTCTATGTAGTCAAGGTAGCGGAAATAAGATTCAATAGGAAGGGTCAGAATAGAAGTATAGTGCGTACCACCTTCGTTCAAATATGGCACTAGGCCAGGGTTATGGTCGTATGTCACTGAGAAAGCAACCTTTATGCGGTCCAGCATCCGAGCATCTTTAACGTTGATGCTGTGCTGCTCGAGATACTCTAACGTGTCCTTGAACGTCACTCCGTCATAGATGTGTTCGTAACCGTATTTGTGTATTAGTAGTATGTAGTCTTCCATACTTTCCCTTCTTATAGTTAATGCATTTCGTTACATTTTCGGTATCTGGGAAGAAGGGATACCTTACAATATATTATACGCCTAACAAGTAGATAAGTCCGTTGTAATATGGTATGTAGCTTAACTTTGCTTAGACTGGGCGGTAGGGGCGGATTTGAGTGGGTTAGTGGTGGTGTTTTGGTCGGTGGCAACCAAGCCGTTACCCTGGTAGTAGGTTTTGGAGGTTGCCGAAACATGCGCTTCTATGAAACCTATACCCTTAACGTACTGGTCTTTGGTGTATACTTTGAAGCCCTGGGTTTCCATAGATTCCCTCAAATGCTCAAAGCCAGTGTCTAGGTAGACGATTTTACTCACTTCTTCCCCCCTTTATGGCCTAGTAGGATTTGCTCCACGGAATCCTTGTCTATCCACCAGTTATCCTTGCCTTCTAGGAAGGGTACCGTGGCTATCCCATCAAGCAGGGTTTCTATTAGCTTGTCATTGGAGGCTTGGACTAATTGGGTTAACTCGTAAATTGCTATGTTTGCTTCTGTTTCATGTTCAGGGGTAGGCATATCAACATGTGCGTAAACTATGGTTAATATCTGCTCCCGTAATTCTGACTGGTTCTGTTCTTTACTCATAATTTCTCCGATATGGTATAATATAATCATCGCGTGACAGGCATAAGAGCCCCTGATGTCTAGGGGCTTTTTGTTTACTCATCTTTATCTTCTGATGTTAGGGCATTACGCATGTTTACAAGTGCTGAACCTGTAATAGTGCCTTGCTCCCAAAGCTTGCCATTTAATTGGGTAATCTGGTTAATTATTATTTGGAGCTGGCTAATTTTAGCATTTAATTCAGCCTCCCTAAGCTTCTGGCGGATGATGGCAGCGGCTTCTTTGCGGGCAGCTTCACCATCTTCCCTAGTAATTCCGCTTATAGACCATAACAAACCTTCTATCCAGTCATCTTTTGGTGGGGTGGGGTTCATTTCATTCTCCTTGTGTGCAGATAATCCATCAGTATGCCACCCATGGCGAATCCAAATAACCATGTTGGTGCTATTACATGCCAGAAGCTCATATGTTCTCCTTATATGCTTTAATCTTCTGCCTCTCAAAATCTAGCGTGTTCCGGATATATGAGCGGGTTAGTAAGTCCTTGCCTGCTGGGGTAGTGTGGGACTTCAGTGACTGCTCTATATTGTCTATGGCATTTAAGGCTCTTTGGTTTGCCCAGGTTAAAATATCTTCATATAGGTCATGGTATTGAGCTGTTGCATAGCCCCCATCGCTATTAGGCCAACCATGCTTTGAGAATACTTTGTCTAGTGGTTTATTGTCACTCATCTCCAAGCTCCTTAAATGTGCGTTCAATCTCTACCCAGTGGCGCATTTTGTAAACTGCCTTAATAAAAGCGTCCAGCTCGTCGAAATCCATGCCAAACTTTAGGTCGCCATCTTTGTAGTACACAAGTGCGTCAGAGGTATTGTTGGCTTCAATCTTGATTGTATGTCCAGGACAACCGCTCATCTGGCAATCGTTCCAGCATTTAATTGTGTATTCGTCTGTATGGTTACTCATAGTCTTATTCCTTACTTGGGGCCGCCTTGGGCGCATTAGCGGAGCCGTCTACTGGCTTATTGTCTGTGGCAAGCAAGTCGGTAACTCCCGCTAGGTGTCTAAGCAACTCAGGGAAGGTATCTGCATTATCCTCGCCTACCCCACTAGCTCGTATGGTGAAACTCTG